GTCGCCCAATCTCGGCCCTGGTGGCCTGATGTCCACTTCGGAGTCATTGACATCGCCGGGACTCAGCACCAGGCTATGGCTGCGCCCACGGAGGTATGGATGGATAAGACCGGGCTGTATCTCTCAAGCCAGAAGATTCGGATCAACGAGGGAACAGAACGGCTGAAGGGGTGGCTCAAGATCGACCCGAAGACCCATGCAAGCAGGATTGTCTTTAATCCGAAATGTCATGGTATACTGTCGGAGTTCGGTGCAGCGCCCAACCCGTTTGACGGGCAGACAAAGGCGTACCGCTGGAAGACAGACCGTGAGGGGAATATAGTAGGGGATATACCCGAGGATAAGAATAACCACGGCGTCAAGGCGGTTATCTATGGTCTGATAGACCGGTTCGGCTACGGATACGTCGAAGGACGTGACCGTATCCGGGTGAAAAGGTGGGTGTAAATGGCACGACGGAAACCAGAGGATATCGTCGATCTCGTTGACTCGCACTACGACGCGACGGAACCACTCCGTTCCCGTATGGAGGACGACCACGCCCTCTACCGGCTCGAACCGTATGACGCGGGAGAGGGATACCAGAGCTATACCAGTAACGAACCTATGACCTTTGCCGATAAGGTCATGGGCTGGATAGCCAGTGCGGAGATGACCGTCCGTGTCCCTCATGACGGGGCGGACGGGGAACTCCGTGAGAAGAACGACCAGAAGGAACGGTTCCTTATCGGCGTGCTCCGTGCTGCCGATGAACGGCTGTGTTCCCTGATGATGCCGAATCTCAGGGATCAGCTTGCATGGTACGCTGTGCTCAGGGGATGGTACGCCGGAAGGGCGCTCCTCGCCAAGAGGGCAGACGGGACGACCTACGTCGATATCACACCGTGGGACCCGCTTCATACCTACTGGGGAACAGGAGCGGATGGACTGGAATGGGCGTGCTATAAGACGGTCAAGACCAAGGAACAGATTCTCTCCCAGTATAATATCCGGGTGGACTGGGACTCACCCAGTATCTCCGAGGGTACGTTTGTCTATGACTTCTACGACTCGGAGATGAACACGATTATTATCCATAACGGGGACTCGAACAGCCCGCTTCACCGGGTGGTGAAGAAGCAGATACGCCACGGAGCAGACCGCGTACCTGTCTTTATCGGTCCGGTTGGGGCAAATCCGCTTATCATGTCCCTCCATAATACGAGTATCAAGGATACTATCTCTGATGTGGGAGAGTCTGTCTTCCGGTCAACACGGGATCTGTATCCGAAACATAATATGATGATGAGTACCCTTCTCGAACTGACCGCACGGTCACGGAGACAGGGCCTGATCGTCCGGTCACGGGACGGTACTAAGTCGCTCGAAGAGGACCCGTACCTCGAAGGATCGGAGATCTCCCTTGCCCAGAACGAGAACGTGGAGCCGCTTGGCCTTCTGGAGGTGGCCAAGGAAACCGGCGCGTTTATGAGCCTTGTCTCAGGAGAACTCCAGAGGGGGTCACTCCCCCACTCCGTCTACGGAGAGGTTCCGTTCCAGCTCTCTGGTTACGCTATCAATACCCTCAGACAGGGTGTGGATACGGTGGTCGGGAAATACCTCCGTTCTATCGAGAAGGCGTACCAGATGATGCTGGGAATTATCTCCGATCAGTATGCCTCCGGGTCGTATAAGTCGATGGAAGTGTCCGGCATGGACCGGAACCGCACCTACTTCTCCCAGGAGATAACCCCCGATGTGATCGAGGGGACAGGTTCTCCCGAAGTCCACCGCGTCGGCCAGCTGCCACAGGACGACATGACGAAGTTCTCTATGGCACAGATCGCAAGAGAAGGCCCGACACCGCTCCTGTCCGACAGGGCGATACGGGACAGGATCCTTGCGATCCAGGATGCAGACCAGATGGACGATGCTATCAAGGAGCAGATCGCAGAGAAGATGCTCCCCGAGGCAACGCTGTGGTCACTGCTCAGGGCCGCGGAACGGCAGGGCCGTGACGACCTGGCGGATATGTACATGGGAGAACTCGTCTCTGTCCTGTTTGAGAAACGAAAAGCACTCCAGGAACGTATGGCACCAGCACCACCACCGGCACCACCAATGGGGCCGGGTATGGCACCACCTCCAGGCGGGCCGATGGGTGGCCCACCGGGGTTTCCGCCACAGGTAATGCCTGACGCAATGCTTGGCGTACCGCCTCCGGTACCGACGCCGCAGGCAGGTCCGCTCGTCCCGCCGGGAACACCCAGGCCAGGGGCGCAGGGAGGACCCTAAATGACAATGCTGCAATGGACCCCCTTCGGGTCGGTGTTCAACCCTGAAGATATTGACATCGAGAACATTACCGGTGTGTTCAAGAGCCTCCCGCTTCTCGCCAGGCTTCCCGATACCGCAACGGTTGGGATGCTCACGGAGGGGAAGAGCCTTGAACAGGTAACAAGGGATGAGGCTGATCGTGAGGCCGATATGCTCCTTGAGGACTTCCCCGGTGATATCGACCCGTATGCCGTGGACTGGGGAGAGGACAAGGACGCACTGGATAAGGCGGTCTACCAGGTGAGTAACCCCAACGCCGTGACAACCCCGTGGGGTGGTGGGTTTGCCGATGAAGAGCTGGATATGATCTTCGATGAGTATCCGGCAGCAGTTTCTCTTATTGATGTAGAACCAGGGGAAGATGTGGAATCACTGCTCGCAGAGGCTGATGAAGTGTACGATCTCTGGGGCACAGACCTCGATCCCATGCTTGAAGAGGCGGAAGAACTTGCAATGTCTCAGGGTATGGATGTGAATGAAGTCGTCGTCCAGATGGCTGACCAGATGCTTGATATGGCAGATCAGTCAACTGCTGGTATGGAAATGGCCGGAGGACCACTTGAGGCGGAACGATTTGCTCCTTCTCAGCCACCACTTATCATGCCGGAGGAGCCCTTTGCGGATGCTCCCCCTGCTATTCCACCCCCTAGCGTACCGGGGGGAATAGACCCGCTCATGCTTGAGCAGCTAGGACCATCAGTCGGTGCGGGTATGCCACTGCAGGAACCTTCTGTGCCGGGAACAGATCCATTCCTTATTGATCCTGCCTATGATGTCCCCGTTCCGACAACTGCCGGTATGGAGATGGCAGGGGGGCAGATGGAGGCACAGAGGTTTGCGGAACCGATGCCTGGAGATATCCCAGGAGGGGATATTCCTCCGTGGGTTCAGGCAGCCCTTGCCCAAGTACCGGATCCAGTGCCGGGGCAAGTACCACCACTCCCGCCAGAGGACCCTTATGATCCGGGAATCATAGATCAAATCCTGGCGCTTACTGCTAAACCAGCGTCTGCTTATGAAGGCCCTGGGGGTCCAGTTCCACCAGCAACCCCAGTGGCGGATTCCACACCAGGTATGTGGGATACCGTAACAGGATTTCTTGGTGATGTTGGGGGGAACATAGGTGGATTTCTTGGGGATACCCTTGAACAATACGGAGCAGATATTCCTCACCCCATCACAGGTCAAACCGCAAGGATGGATATGGAACTCGGAAGGATGGGTGCGGAACTCAGTGGGTTGCCTGGGAGGATGCGAAGAGAAACAGAGGAGACGGCGAAGCAGTTAAACATAATGCTAATACGTGAACCGGGGTATGACGCTACCCCGGAACAAGTTATGGGCCAGATCCAGGAGGGCATAGACGCGGGGGATTATGACCCAAGGTATGTTGCGCAGTGGGTGGGGAGTAACCCAGGATGGTCACAACCTGGTAATCCCTACCACGGACTGTGGCAGGAGTATGCCACTGAACCTACGGCAGCTACTGCCGTGACACCCACGCCTACTCCTACACCTACGCCCACTGTGACACCTACTACCACACCTACGCCAACCGTTACTCCGGATTCTACACAGGATGTTGGTAGTGCATATGGACTGACGGGATTGGTTCGAGGAGAAGCGGGAAGGTTATTGGAGAAATCTTTCTATGATGCTATGAATGCTACGACAACCAGGTGGGGAACACCGCTCAGTCTAAGCGTTGCGTCAATGCCTAATGCGAGCGATGAGGCTGAGGCGCTCTTTTGGCTATGGGAGGGGAAGAACCCCGATGTAGTTGGAGCAAGTCCAGAAAATATAGAGTCACGCTATAAATCGTTCCTTAATAAGTATATTCCGAATCCACACTATTACACATCTGGGGCAGGGTTTGATGCAAGGATACAAGGGCTTTCAGGTGAATTGACAGGTGATGATGTTGGCCACGAAGGGTTCAGAGGGGGAAGCCCCGACGAGAATACGGCCCGGGATAACCGTCTCGAAATCCTGATGAAAGTCTACGGGTTTGGACGAGGCTATGGTGCCGGGGATACTTGGGCGAATACGGTGATGGGACAGGCCGAGCGGGAGGGCGTTTCAATGGTGGATGTGTTTAGGACGAATACCCCCAAGAGGGTATCAGCACCTTTGCGGGGAACAGGCATGATGGAGCCTGCTATCCCTGCCTACTCCCCAATGCCTTCCTCAGTGGGGTCGCCTATGCCACGAGGCCCTGAATACTTCAGCGCCGCGGCAGGCGGTCATCCGTTTGGAAAGCCAGGGGAGACACTTAGGGAAAGGTTCCCACTGCGATTCTCAGGGAGATCGGCTGCCCCACAGTTGGCAGAAACACTTGATTAGGAACTAGGGAGGTAAGCGATGCCATTTAATCCACTGACAGGAAGATATGAACTAGACACATCTTTGTGGCAGTTGGGAACTGATCCAAGATACCCCCAGGCTACAGGACAGGCAATAGGTGATATTCCATCCAGCCTCATGGCAGATGCTGCGAGGGAGTATTGGGAACAAAGGACCCCAGAAATGGACTGGGAACGGATGCTGGTTGACCTGCCAGCAGATCCTCGATGGCAATGGGGTTTGCAGTCTCTGCAACCACAACTTCAGTCCAGGTACTTACTGGCCCAACCATTCATGCCACCTGGGGCTGGCGCGGGTACATCCTTTTCTCAATTCCTGAGCGACATAGGTACTGCTCCTGGCTATAGGGTAAACAGGGAAGACCTCCTGAGAAGAGCTTCCCTTGCTGCAAGAATAGCCCAGATGCCCGTGGGACAGACAGCCGAAGGGCTTCTTAGCCCAACAGAGCAGGCGTACTATGGAATGTTTGGTGGTGGTACACAGGAAGCAATTGCGAACCAGAGGGCTGTTGCCAATCTGATCGCACGGCAACGCATGGGGCCTGGTGGTGGGCAATACCGGGGGAGACTGGGATCGGCAATAGATAAGGCAATGGGTGCCATGTATAGTGCCAGGCAGGCTAAGGGTGCTCCTGAAACCAGTTTCCTTGACTGGTATCTCAGGCAGAGGGGTACAGCACCAGGGACACTTGCGTGGTCCCCTACGGATCGCTTCATACCAACGACAACAACTGCTGGACAGGAAATAGCTGGGGGCGAGATTGAACGTCAGAGACAACTAACTGCTGCACAATATGCGGGGTTGACACCAAATCAGATTGGACAATTGCAGGGATTTGGATCGTCCGCTGTTGACCCTGTACTGGAAGGGACTATGGGGGATAGGAGAGATTGGCCACCTACTGCTTCGGGGGCATATCAGAGAGCGGCGGGAGGCGTACCGGACTTTGGGAGCACTCCGTACACACCTCCTACTAATGGGTATACACCTACCGACTGGGGATGGCGACAGCAGGGAACGGCTGGACAGGAGAGAGCTGGGGGGCCTGCTGAGTCGGCGAGGTTTATGGCAAGGACTCCTAGTGCGAGTCCATTTGCTTTGACTCCTGCGGCTCTTGCAGCACGAGATGCAAACGCATTTTCGGAATGGGTTGACCCTGCGCTGGAAGAGTACATGTATGGATATTGATGCTCTGAGCATATGGGGCAAATCTTATCTTAGGGGGGTATAGCCGATGGCAACGCCGAATGGCTACCCTGGATTCGGGTCGAACTGGTGGTCGGAGGTACTGAAAGGGTACGAGCCAGCGCAATACTACAGTTCACCCAAGGGTACTGCCTTTGGACGCAGGAGCCCACGCAGGAGAAGGTACTTTTCCAACGCCTATGAGGATGTTATCAAGGACTACCTCGGGGCAACGGGTACTTCCATGCGTGCTGGGCAGGAGCCGATGAGCTTTATGGATTTCCTTGAGACTGACCCGTGGACGGCACGGTACTCGTCTCTACCACGAGCAACGAGAGGAGTAACGGGACTGGCGGCAAATCCTAGGACGCGGTTCCTCTACAACTTCTAATGGGTAGATTGACACCAGAAGAAAGAAAACGAAGGCTTGACGAGGCAGAGGGTGATTCTCTGCTAGGAACTGCTGGGCG